CAAAACGCTTGTTGTTGCGTTTGATGCAGTGCCATGAATAACCAATGGCAAATGCGATGGGTGTTCCGATGATTAAGTAAATGATATCCATGTTATTTGTCTTTTCAAAAATAGGTTAAAGTATTTGTAATTCCAAATTAAATGCGTTTTAATATAAAATCAAATGCATCGTGTAAAGTGACTGTGCGGTAAATTTCAGCCATGCGAAAGGCGTGTTCCCATGTTGGTGCATACCATGTTTTGGTGTACAATTCCTTTCCTTGTTCTGTGCGATAAACGCATTCGTAAATGTTAAGTGTCATGTTCATGACGCAAATATACATTTGATATTTGAAATTCCAAACACTTACACAAATAAAAAAAGGGATTTTACTCCCTTTCTTTGTAAATGGTTACTTTTCCTTTGTGAGTGACTTCAACATTTCAATCAAACGGGGGCAAGGATACACATCCGCCTTGTCCGCACGAACTGAATTGTGGGTGAATACACCTGATTCGTTCTTCAATGCACGCTTGGTTACAACCCAAATATCCTCATTGTAGGTTAAATCTATGCCGTACTTTTCATTCCAAAGGATCAACAAGTCCTTAACGGATTGAATCTGTTCGTCTGTGTACTTATGCCATAACTTGTATCCTTTGTAGGCCGTTGGAAGTTCCGTCACTTGGTCTGCGGGTATTTCACCACCCACATAGTTGTAAAACTTTGTTCCTTTCTTGGTGATTGGACCCCAGTTGCAAACCTCAATGCCAATGGAAGTTCTATCCAAAGGTAGATACGGGCAACCATGCCCCATGAAATGCTTTGTGCCTAACCCTAAATGATAAGCCCAATACTCACTTCCAAACCCTTGTACGATTGTGCCGTCTGTTGAGATAGCAACACAAGTGGCAACCTTATTGGCTACCTTTTCCCAATACGCAAAGGTTTGTTCACCGCTTCCGTTTCCTGCGGTGTGGTGTAAATACACCTGGGTCTTTTTAACCGCTTCGCGATTGTATGCCCTAAATGGTACTTGTTTAATTTTCATCTTGTTTCTTTGATGCGCCAAAATAGAATGATACTACCATAGTCACGATGGATGTCACCCCACCCGCAATGGTAAAATAAATGTCCTTTTGATCCGTTGGGAAATCCCAAAAGATAATCGAAAATAAAATGGCATAACTCAATGCCAAAATTAGGATGGCAACAATGCCCGTTACATTTGCTTTGAATCTGTCCATTATCCTTGACCCACACTGGGCTTTTTTGATTTGTGTTTATTGATGTGCTTGGTGTGTCTGCCCAACTTCTTCTTGGGCTTTACACGAAATGTCGTTGTGTTGGTTGCCTTTGCCATTACATTCCATTTAGTTTTAGCATATTGTTTAAACTCACAGTGTCCATGTCCGCCGTATCAACCCCCATGAACATCATGGTCTTTGCATACTTTTCCGCCTTGGCTTGTGCCTTGGCAACATCCGCTTTTAACGCTTCTTTTTCTGCAACCTTTGATTCAACCATCTCCGCGTTCATCGTTTGAGCCATTTTGGTGACTTCTCCCGCACTTTGAATGTTTTTTGATACCTTGTTAAGCAACGCATCTATTTCGTCAATCTGTGGGCTTTGTTTAGCGTGGGCGATTGTGAACACATAACCAGTGATGAACAATGCACTAAATACGATTAAAAGATTTTTCATAGTTTTTTCATTGTTTGCATGATGCGAATTTCGGTCATGGTTGCTGCCAAACACGAATCGGACTTTTTAAGGGCGTATGTAAGTTTGTCAATCTTTACATCCAACGCTTCTATCTTTTGGTTTGCCTTTTCAATCTGTTCTTTATAGCCCGAACGAAGGTCCATGTAAAGATAAGACACAGCCAACAACATGCAAAAAGAAACGGCCGCAATTGGATTCTTTTTAAATTGCTCAAAACTAACTGGCAACGCATTTGGGGTTTTCTTGACGGCGGTCATATTCTAATAAAACGATTTCAAAACCAATTGTTGTAATTAGTATGGGAATGGTGTGGGGATTGGTGGGATGTATTCGGCTTCGGGTAGGTCAAGAATCCAAGCGTATTGTGATGCTTCAACTTCGGGCTTGTCTTGGTCTGACAAAACCAAAAACCAAGTTCCGTCAATATCTTCTACGCAATTAAAGAACTGCGATATTGTATAATACTGCCCTTGTATCAAATCCTTTTGTTCTGGTGTGCAAATGTATCCTATCATTATACTTGTCTTGAAAGAGTTGTTTGAAATGCTTGTACTTTTGAATAAAATGTTGCCGCTTGTGTATCCGTTAATCCGTCACCGATGGAAGCAAAAGCACATTCGCGACTACTAAAATTACTTGCTGAACCGCCTATATTACCCGCACCAACATACACGGGCTGAGTCGTAAGGGCGACACTTGTAACAGTTGTATCCCCCAAATTTGAACCATTCTTAAAGTTAGAAAGCCTTGTTGATGATGTTCTGTTTCCATTACTAAAACCTAAAGAATTTGCCACCGCAAACTGAACGACCGAATCTTGAGCCAATAAGCATAACAACGAACCACTACCGATATAATAAGTATGTGTATGGAAAAAAAGATTTGGACCTAAACTTAATGACCCAATTTCAATAGTACTTGAAACGGCGTTATTTGTTCTTGAATAAAAACTTGTATGACAAGAATTTTGTGATAATTCTGCGTTAGGGTTTAAAGTGGTATTGAAATATGCGGTCATTCCGTCCCCCGTCACACCCGTACTCGCAAAAGTCCAACCACTTGAAAAACTACCCGTAAAACTTGCACTCTTCAAGTTCTGTTTACACGCTGCCGCACTTGCTCCAACCATTGGATAAATCGCTTTCATTGATGACCAAATTCCTGCGGCTTTCAAATCTGCAACCAATGTCTTTGTGGCGTTTTGTTCGGTGGTAGTTAGCGAACCACCATCCGCAATAACTCGATTGTAATACGCTAACCAATCGGGGTCAATGCCTACAATCTGTGATGCTATTATTCCGTGTGTTCCTAAAATCATGATGCTATATCTCCAAATAAATATGCTTCCGTTCCCGAAATAAATACCAAAGTTGCACCGCTATATTGGGCGTTCAATTTCAACTTTGCGCCATTGCTTCGGATTGTCATCCCACTACCCGCAACAATCGTTGTTTGACCCGCACCATATTGCGCCAACAAGATTTGTGTACCCGCTGAAAAGGTTGATGCGGGAACGGTTAGGTTGTTTGCACTTGCAACATTCATTTCAACCAATTTATCGGCATCAGATGCAACCAATGTATAGGATGCCGCTTGTCTGTTTGCCGTTACAAGTTTATTGGTTTTAGAATCAATCTGTGTTTGTGCATTGCTTGTAAGTGAATTGATGTATTGGAATTCGGTGCTTGTAACCGATCCATCAGCAATGGCAGTTGCATCAATTCCCGTTGCGGGGGCAACACTGATATTTCCACTACCCAACAAAGAAGTTGAATTGATGGTCTTGATATTTGTGCCACTTACCAATGTTGCTTGTACTGCCACATCCCCAGAACCCAAAAGTGAATTTGAATTTACTGTTTTGATGTTTGTACCTGAAACAAGTGTGGATTGTTTGCCCGTGAATTGAGTTTGGATATTGTCGGTCAACCCATTCAAATAATCAAATTCCGCATTACTGATTACTCCCGTGCTTATTTTGGAAGCATCAATTCCACTTGGAATATCACTTGCCGATAAGTCCGCACCCGCAGTTACTAAACCTTTGGAATCGTATGTGATTTTGGTTTTTGTGGATGCCGTAATCGCGGCGTTTTCATCAACCTTGCCATCCAACGCGGTTTGCAAATCGGTTTGGTTTGACAAAGTACCCGTGATGGATCCCCATGTGGTACTTCCACCACCACCACTATATTGTGGGATGTTCAAAGTTGACCCAATCAAAGTCGCCGCACCACTCGTTCCAGTTGTGGTTAATGACAAAGTGGATTGCTTTGTGTTAAGTTGTGTTTGGATAGCACTTGTAACACCATTCAAATACCCAAATTCAGTATCATCCACAGTACCCGAACCAATATCGGATGCAGACAAAACAACTGTGCCAGTTTTACCCGCCACGCTTTGTACTGGGGATTGTGCTTTGATTTGGGCGATGTTGATTTTCTTCGTGGTGTCATCGCTAATGTCTACAATTGGTAAAACATCATCATTTGCGATGTTTACGATTGCGGAAAGGTCGGTTATTTTTTTATCAGCCATTATTGTGTAATTACGATTTTGCCCAAATCTTGTTGCAAGATAAATGAATCATCTTGTTGTTGCAAATATCCTTGATTTGGTATTATTTGTGTTGTTATTATTATTTTGCCTAAATCTTGTTGTAATATGTATGACCCGTCTTGTTGTAATAAGAAACCAGTATCAGTTGGAATCGGTGGTTCGGGTGTTCTTGTGATATTCCCAATCCCTTGCGCCCATAAAGTACCATCACAACACTTGCGTGAATACTTCAATGTATCCTTACATAAACAACTTCGCGTTCCGCCACCTTGCGGGGATGACCTTGATGGGGTTTTCCACCCATTCTGTGTGTTGTTAGGATTATTTGGGTTGTTCCAATTGCTCATTTTCGTATCAATGCAAAAAGTAAAAGTAAAAATAACACCGATCCAATCGCCACACCAATTTTTTGTGGTACGCTGATTCTTTCTTTGTATTGAATCTGTGGTGGTAACTGAATTGTCTTGGTGTAACGGATGGTATCTGCCTTAACAATTGTTTGAACTCTTATCACATCGTGATTTCTGTAAACAATCGTTTTAACGCCATCTTTTTCAATTGTGAGGGTATCAATCGTTTTTGTTGTGAAAGTGTCTGTAATGGTCACAGAATCACGCACAAACACGGTATCAATGCCATACACACTTATTTGTGCCATGGCGGGGTTCTTTTTGATGGCTTGTTCTAAATGCCACTGCGCCGAACACCCCGTCAACAAGATGATAAGTGTTAATAATTTACCACCTTTGACAAACAAATCACACTTCACCTTATTGATGGTTTTCAACTGCGTCATGTAGGTGGTCAATTTCTTGACCTTTTCATCCTTTGGCTTGTATGTCTTTTTTACAGATTCCATGAAACATAGTTTGACGGATTTGTATTTGGGTATTCCCCCGCTTGTTGGTCCTCGGTGTACTGGCTAAATAATTGTGGGTAGTAACTCAAATAATCCACAACCCTACGGCGATAAGTTTCCGCAATGTTTCTTTGGCGTTGAACCAATGTATCAATTTCGGTTTTATCTGGCAATGTTGTGTTTTCGGGTGAGTTCCTCAAAATACCCGCATTGCTTACTTCGTAACCATGAAACAACAACAAATCAGCCATGGCGTAATGAATCAACATCGGTTGAACATAGTGCGAAACCAAAGTTTGGTAATTGCCCGTTAAAGTTCCGTTTTCAACCTGGGTTAAAATGTACCGATACAACTTCGTTCCCAAAAGTTCTTGAACTTGTATGTCTTGACTGATTTTAACAAAGGGATAGATTTTGTCCACATCCACATTTCCCCCAAGTTGGGTGTATTTGAAGATTAGTTCTTTGTCAACCAGTAATATGTCATCGTTTGCGTACATCTTATTTATTCTTTAATGATCCTTTGTTTGGCATATCAATGGGGCGTGTCTTGGCGGTATTCCACCCACTTGGTGAGAATGGCACACCCGCATTGTCTGCGCTTTTGTTT